TTCATTAACCTGGAATTATTGGCCGACAAAATTTGCTCCGCCTTGTTTGGTCCACGATTACCATTGGCGAACCGGTCGTGGCGGATATTGGTCCGACAAAATATTTTTGGAATTAATGAAATTTTATTCAATTCCGCGATGGCAAAGAACTTTTCGTTTTGCTTTGGTTCGGGTTGGTTGGTTTTTATATTTCAAAAGAAAACACAAAAAGAACGATAATATTCGTAAATTAGACACACAAACAAAAACAATCATAAACAAATGGAAAATTTAACAATTGAAGAAGCGTTCAACGGCTTAAAAGAATTAATTTTAAAAGGAGTTCAATTCAATGGATCATTGGTTGAAATTGACCAAAAACGCGAAGTTGTTCAAAACTTATTAAAAACAGTTGAAGACGGTTTGAATTTGGAAAAAATCGAAAAATAAAATGTATACAATTATTTCAAAAATAGAACTTGAAGGAACGGACAATTTAAGTTATTCCGATTATGGAACGACAACCGATCCGGAAATTGTTAATCAAATAAACGAGGATTTCGATTCAACCTTCGGCGTTTTTTTGGGCGAAAATCGAACAAAAATCGAACTTGGAATTGTTAGTGTTTCAACTTTTTTCGAATCGACTCCATTCGTTTACGAAGCGCGAACCGAAGTCGACAACATCGACGGTTTAAATCTTATAAATGTAACCGAGTTAAACCAATTGTAAAAAATGGGAGTCGCAATAAAAGGAAACGTCGTAAATGCAAATCCAACGCCTGGGAATAGTTTTTATCAATTTACGCACAACCAAAACACGGGCGCGGACGGTTTAATTGTTATTCAATTAACAATGTCAAACGCGCGAACATATACGGGTTGCACGTATGGGGGCGTTTCAATGACTCAATTGTATACTATTAACCGAAGCGGATTAGCTCAAAGAATGGCGTTTTTTTATTTAGAAAATCCGCCAACCGGAAACAATACGTTGCGAATTAATTTTAACGGTTCACAATGGAATCCAATTTCAATTCATTCGCGGTCCTTTACGGGTTCGGGAGGTATTGGAAACAATGCAAACACGGGCGGAAGTGCTACGCCAAACACACAACCGATAAATTTTTCGGCGGATTCGTTTGTAATGGCGACGGCTTGTTCAATCAATGCAATTTCAACAATTCAAATTCCGCAAGGATCGAACCGAACTTTTGCATCGCACAACACAAACAGACAAGTTGGAACGGGCGCAATTTCGGTTGGAACTGGAGCGGTTGCGGGTTCTTATGACGTACGAACAACGGCGACATTTGGAAATTTGACAAATGACCGCGTCGAAATATTGGGATTGAGTGCGCCAGTTGATGACACGGGCGGGGACTTCTTTTTGTTAATGTAAAATTGAAAAAATGAAAAAGGCTTATTTTTATATTAAAGGACTTTTTAATGAATCGCAAATAAACGACGGCGCGACGTACCAAATTTATTTGCAGTCGTTTAAATATGACACAATAAATCAATTAACGGCGGACTTTTATTCACAATTAAATTCGGCGTATGTTGATCCTTTGACAAATTGGGGGTTTTCGGATTGTAGCGACGACGGAACGCAAATCGATGCGTGTGGTTTGGGAGGTTTAAAAGATTCTTGGAATCCTTTTTCATTCGTTTTTAATTCAATTTATGACAACGTTGTAAACGGCGAAGACCGGGGGGCGTTTCTGGAGTCAAATTCGGGCGATTTGTACGGTTTAGAGGGCAAAGGCTTTGGATTCGACAAGTTATTAATTCCGATTAACGACATCCCGTCCGGAGGTTCGACGGGCGCAAGTTCAAACGGCGCGTTTTATGTTAATTTTGACGAAACAAAATTGTTTGAAATGATTATCAGAGTTGACAAAAAAGACTCGTTAAATAGTCGCGTTTATACAAATGAAAACATTTACACGTGGAATCCAACAACGAAAGAATTTAGTTATACGATTCAAGACGTTGTCCCGGAGGTTCCAGATCCGCCAACGGACGCGACCGAATGGGCTTTTTTAAGCGGTGGGAATGCCGGTTGGATTGGATTTGGCGGACCGGAGTCCGGAACTTTGGGCGACGATCCGATTGTCACGGAATCAATTTGTTTGGTTCCAGTTGCGCCAACCGTTCCAACATCGATTGTTTTGGGCGACGTGGACGAATGTTGTTATCAATCGCCGGTTTTGGCGTCGACTACTTCAAACGAAGAATTTCAAAACGACATTAATTCATTTTTATTTAAACGGAATTTTGATTCCGAAACGATTACATTAACACTACAAAAAAATGGGGTTACAAATTTGCCAATCGTCAACGACGATTATGGAATTTATTACGATTTCGGAACGTTTGGCGATTATCCAAACTACAAAGGAATCCAAATCCAATGGCAAAAAGTTTTAATTCTTGAAGGTCCGGGAACTTACCGGATAAAAGTCGAATCGAATTTTGTAACTGGAGCAACGGAAATTTTTTCAATTCCGTTTGTTTTAAGCGAATACACGCAAGAAAAAGCGGACGGAACATTCCGCGTTCAATCGATTCAAAATGGATATTTACAACACGTTGATTTTGATTTCAGCGGTTTAAATTGGGTCGATGGATTAAGGGTTCGCGGATTCTTTGGCAATCGCCAGGCGGAATATGAACAAGAAAACGTCCTTTTTGCCAATAGGGATTCAAAACAAATTAGATCCGAATTGATAAACACGTATGTTTGTCAAACAATGCACATTCCAGATTGCATAACGGACCAAATTATTGAATATCACAATTTCGCAAACGAATTGTTGTTCACGGATTACAATTTGAACAACCATAAAAAAACGTATGTTCAAAAATCGGTTGTTTTTGACTCGATGGAATCAATCGATTACAAGGATGTTTCAACTTTTGCGCCTTTGCAATTAAAATACAAGGATTCAAAACAAAACTATTTGAAAACAAATTGTTAATTTAAAATAATGGAAAGCGTTTTAAAAGAATTAGCGGAAAATTTGGAGGGCGGAATAATTACGGCCTTTCTTATTTTGGGCTTGGCGTTTATGTGGATATTTAAACAAAGTATTCCAAAATGGGTCAATAAATTTTTAAGCGTAAAAAACAAATTGACAATAAAATCTTTGGAACATCACGACGTTTTCAATACGTGCGCGAGAGTTGAAAAAAAGGTTTCGTTTATGAAATTTTACACGCACGGGGAATATGACGTTTCCAAAAGTAAAATGTGCAAAGATTTTGTAAAACATAAAATAAGAGTTTGTTCAGATAGTTTTAACGACATATTGAAAAAAGATATTGAGTCCATGAAATCGGACGAATTCAAAATGTATATAATTGAAGCCCAATCGCAAATGCACGTTGAATATATCGAAGCGATTGAAAAGGATTGGAGAAACAAAAACATTTCAGAAGAAGACATCAAATATATAATTGAATTATTTGAAAAATTTCGATACGATGTTGTTAAGGCTTTTGAATATCGAATCAATTCAATTTTTAGCACAACCAGTCACAAAAACAACACGCGTCGTTTGTTGGCCATTTTTGAAATGTGGGCGTTCGGAATCGATATGTTGCCTAGGGATATGCGAACCACATTCGAAAATTTAAACGGTCGGTTTAAAGAAATTAATTATTGAAAAAATCAACCGTTAATAATTGTTAAAAATTACTTTATTTTTTTTTGAATTAAAAAATTAAATTTGTAAAAACAACGACTAAATGGCGCAAAAATTCAACTGGGGACAAAATTCACTTAACAGAATGAAAGGCGTCGACGAACGTTTGGTCCGCGTTTTATTCCGAGCGATCCGGATTGCATCAAGAAAAATGGACGGCGTCGATTTGTCAATTCCACAACTTGGAGGACTCCGAACGGCGGACCAACAAAACAAACTTTTCGAAAATAAGTTATCCAGGTGCGACGGGTACGATCTTAAATCATACCACCAAAGCGGACGAGCGATTGACGTAATTCCATATATAAAAGGCGTTAACGTTTATTCATTACCTAAAGAGGAAATGGAATTGGCGTTTTATAAAGTTGCGTCCTGTATGTTGGAAGCCGGAGCAAAAGAAAACGTCAAATTGAATTGGGGCGGAAATTGGAAAACATTCAAGGACTTACCGCATTACGAAATACGATGATACAATTAAAAAAAATTATAAAAATTATTCCAAAACTGGATCCGATTGTTGAAACAATAACAACAAGCGCGAAACAAAAGAAATTTGCGAAATTAATTATTCGAGCGATTCAAATTGGCGCGGTTGTTTACTTATTATCAAAAGGACTAATCGACGACGAACAAGCGATTGAAATAATCAAATAAAAATCTTCATCTTTCCATAAGGGATGTAGTTGTGTTTTTTTGCTTTGGGTGGCCTTAATTGGTTGCCCATTTTTTTGTTTATTTTATTTTAGTGAATATTTTTGTTCATTTATTAAAAATAAATACTTATCTTTAAAAAAAATACAGCTATGAACTACGAACAATTAAGAGAGTCCAAAATTCAGGACATCGAAAAAAAGTTAAGAAAAAACGAATCGGTTTCACGTTGGGCGGTCAATCCGTACCGCTTTGAATTACGTCAAAGATTGAGCGACGACGAAAACGCATTGGAAGAACTGGAAAAACTAATCGAATACATTAACGAATCAATTTAATAAAAATGAGAGCAATAAAAAACGACATCGAAAAAAGAGTTTTGAAATTATCAAAATATTACGCTTATCCGGAACGATTGGCAACAATTAATTTGTTGGAGGAAATTGCTTTGGCAATTGACCTTTATCAACGCCGTTCGGTTTCGTCTTTGAAGTCGTCCAAATGGAACGAAGAACAAGGAAACAATATCACTTCGGACGTTTGGTTCAAAACGTGGCAAATTCAAAAAGCGACGTTAACCAGGTTACAACAACGATACCGAAAAACGTTGGAAATTTTAAGCAATACAAAATGAAAAATCAATTAAAAAAAATCGCCGAACCGAAATCAATTGATTCGATCGCGAAAGAAATTCGAAAACACGCAACCGCATTCCACAAAACCGTTCGCGCGAAGTCTATTAAATTGACCGAGTTCAAAAAGTTTTGTGAGATATGCGACGCGAAAATCATTGTCCGAAAGTCGGACGGTTCGGAAATTGAAATAAAATAAATGAATTAATTTGTTCATTGTCAAAAACTTTTATAAATTTGAATAACTTTAAAAACGCAATTTATTATGGAATCAAAAACACATTGGAAGACGTACCACAATTATGAATATTTGGGGGCGTACAGTTTAGAGAATGGCGACGATTTAACGTTGACAATTTCAAAAGTTGAACAAGATATGGTCAAAGGCCAATCCGGACGCGAGGAATCTTGTATGGTTGTATTCTTTGAGGAATTGGACAAAGGAATGATTTGCAACAAGACAAACGCCAAAACAATTCAACAAGTTCACGGAACGCCATTCATTGAGGAATGGAAAGGCAAGCGCGTAATTTTAGGAACTGAAAAGGTTTCCGCATTCGGCGAAACAACGGACGCATTGAGAATTCGAGCGTACAAACCAAAAGCGAACATCGATCCAACGGAAGCCGTTGAAAAGTTAAAAGGCGCATTAGATTTGGCCGACTTGAAAGCGATTTGGCAATCATTGTCAAAAGACGAACAAAACAACAAAGAAATTTTAACAACAAAAAACACGACGAAAAATGAACTTAGTTAAGGAATTACAACAAAGGAGTCCAGAATGGCACAAAGTCCGAAAAGGATCAATCGGAGGAACGCGCGTCAAAAGTGCATTCGCCAAAAACAATTTGCCGTTAGTCGACGAATTAATCGCCGAAAGACATTCGGACACAATCGAAGAAAATTTTGTCAACGACGCAATGCAACGCGGAATTGATTTGGAACCGGTGGCAATCGCCGAATTTGAGGACTTCACGGAATTAACGGTCGACACGTTCGGACTTGCAACAAACGAAAGGTTTCCAGGTTGCCATTTGTCGCCGGACGGATTAATTTTGGACGGTGCCGACGTTCCGATTTCTGGAATTGAAGTGAAATGCCCATCGACAAAAAAACACGTCGAATATATCAGAACAAACAAAGTCCCGGCCGAATACAAATTCCAGGTTTACCACTATTTTGCAATTTGCGAAACGGTTGAAACAATGTATTTTGTTTCGTTCGATCCGCGTTTTGAGATCAAACCTTTGCACGTTGTCCAGTTAAACCGCGAAGACATCCAAAAAGAATTGGAGGAATACGAAAGCGGATTGTTGAAATTTATCGACAAATTAAACAAGTACGAATCGCAAATTGTTGACACGTTTTAGATATGAATCACATCAGTTTATTTAGTGGAATTGGTGGTTTTGATTTAGCGTCCGATTGGATGGGTTGGAACAACATTGCAAGTTGTGAAATTAATCCATTCGGGCGAAAAGTTTTGAATCACTATTGGCCGGATGCCTTACATCACGACGACGTTCACACGTTTACAAAAGAATTATTAAATGAAAAAATCAAAGACTGGAATTCAAACGACGTTATTCTTACCGGTGGATTCCCTTGCCAACCCTATTCAGTCGCCGGAAAGCGAAAAGGAAAGGAAGACGACCGCCATTTGTGGCCGGAAATGTTGCGAGTCATTCAAGAGGTTCAACCGCGTTGGATTGTGGGCGAAAACGTTCGCGGACTTGTTAATTGGAACGGGGGAATGGTATTCGACGAAGTGCAGTTTGACTTGGAAACTATCGGCTACGAAGTCCAATCGTTTATTCTTCCAGCTTGTTCCAAAAACGCTCCCCATCGACGCGACCGACTTTGGATTGTTGCCTACTCCGAGCGCAATGGAAGGATCGGGAGCGAGCGAAGCCGAGAAAGGGGAATGGACGGGGAAATACTGGAAAAGACCGGACGGGACAAAAAAACAAACAAATTTAATGGACGTGATAAATTCGGGAATGTTGCCGACTCCGACGGCGAGGGATCACGCGGGATGCACAAAGCCGGGGGAAAGGATAACAAGCACGGGGAAGGTTCAAAAATACGGGGAAATGTTGCCAGACACAATAAAAAGGATGACAAATTCGCAAATGTTACCGACGCCGACGGCATCGGACAATCCGGAAAAGAACACGGGAAAAAGGAATCAGGATTCAATCGCGAAACGAGTTTTTCAACCGGGTGGGAAAACTTCCCAACTAAATCCCCAGTTTGTGGGGGAAATGATGGGGTTCCCTTCGAATTGGACGGAATTACCTTTCCAAAATGGCGAAACGAATCAATAAAAGCCTATGGAAACGCGGTTGTTCCGCAAGTTGTTTTTGAGATATTTAAAACGATCGAAAAATATGAACAACAAATCAAAACATAAAATTCAATTGTCAATGTTCCCGCGTTTCATTTGTGAAATTTGCGGGGACAAATTGGAACACAACGGAACAAGTTGTCAGGATTGCGCAAAAGAATGGATCAACAAAAAAAACCAACAAAATGAAAAAAATTAGCATATTAAAAAACGAACTAATTGAAAGTGTTAAAAACGAAATAATTAGTGGAAATTATAAAATTGTAAGTTTTGAAAAAAACGTTTGTAATATTTTAATCGAAGGATGTTATTCTTCAAGTTTATGGATTTCAAATATGCCGAAAATACATTTTTGTATTTGGACAAATTGTTTCAGCTTGCCATTGGGAGAATTGGCGTTTAATACAGACGAAGAAAGGTTGAAAGCCTGGAATGTTTACAAAGAAAAAGAAAAAACATATTTACAAACTAAAGGAAAAAGAGAAAAACAAAAAAAAATTAATAGACTTAGAAAAGAATTGGAAGAACTTGAAAACACAACAAAATGAAAATCAATAAAAAAATTTTAGGATTAGCACTTGACAAAATCGAATCGGACGAATTCACTTTAAAAGAACTATTCAAAGAAATAACGAACGAAATCAAAGACGAACACACAATGGACCGTTCGAAATTTTACAAAGCGGAATCGATTATGGATGCCGTCGTTTCGGTTACTGGAATGAGTCGCGAAATGATAATTTCAAAAAGTAGAGTTCAAAAGATAGTTTTCGCCCGAACAATTGCGATGCACTTGATCCACAAATATACGCGTCTTTCAATGGCTATGACGAGCGATATATTTAATTGCAACCATTCGATGGTCATTCATAACAACAAGCGCGTAAACGAAGCGAAAAACGGTTACAATCCCGAAATGGGTCATTTATTAAACCTTTGCGAATCGGTTTTGATGACAGAACCGGAAAATTAAGGCGATAAGGCGGGAATAGTTGGTTAACCCTGGATTCCTTTTTCTTATTGTTTACTTTTTTCTTTTTTACTTTGTTTACTCCGCCTAAAAAGAATAAAAAGAGAATAAGAGTAATAAATAAAAGGGTTTTAACGTGGGCGGAGTGAAAAAACAAATCCGCCAAACTTAATTCAATCCGCCGTTTTTATTTAACTTTGCAAAAAAAACAAATTACCCTATGGATAAAAAAATAACTTGTTATAAATCGCTATTTAATCCAAAAGCCGGCGATTTTATAATTCCAATCGAAAAGGCTTTTAACCGAATCAAAACCGGAACGTCGAAAATTTTACTTGATAAGATCCGGAACGAATCAGACAAAGAAAAAAGAAACGAACTAAAAAAGAATTTACCTTGCTATTTATTTAGCGGAGTATTTTCAGCAAGAAAGGACGATTCATTGGTTGAACATTCCGGATTGATTGCTTTAGATTTCGACGGGTTTCCAGACGATGCGACTTTTAACACGTGGCGCGATACTTTGGAAGCGGACGAATTCACAATGGCGGTTTTTACCAGTCCGAGCGGAAACGGTCTTAAATCAATCGTAAAGATACCAAAAGCCGACAAAGACGAACATAAATTGTTTTTTGTTGCCCTGGAAAAGTATTTCGATTGTGAATATTTCGACAAATCGTGTAAAAACATTTCACGCGCTTGTTTCGAATCGTTTGATCCGAATATTTTTATTAATTACGATTCCAAAATTTGGACAAAAAAAGAACAAGAAAGCGGATATAATTTCACGGAACGCGAACCGCAAATAATTTTGACAGAAAAAGCGGAAATAATTAACCGCCTTTTAAAGTGGTGGACGCGTGATTTCGGATTGATTGAGGGCGAAAGAAACAATAATTTGTTCATTCTTGCGTCGTCTTTCAATGAATACGGAATCGACCAAATAATTGCGGAATCGACAATAATTTCCGAGGTTGTCGCCGGTTCAATGAAGGATTCGGAGGTTGAAAACGTAATTAAATCCGCGTACAAATCCCGCCATTTATTCGGGACAAAGTATTTTGAGGACCGCAAAACGTTTCGTTCGATTGAAACGCAAGTCCGCCGAGGGGTTCCAATTCAAAAAATTCAAGAAACAATCCCGCAAGCGGACAACGAAACAATTGAAGCAATCAAAAAGTCGTCGAAAGAAATTGTTTTTTGGCAAATTGTCGAAACCAGGTCAGGCGAAAAAGTTGTAATTGACAACGTAATGTTCAAATTGTTTTTGGAAAAGAAAGGATTCTTTAAATTTTATCAAGAAAAGGCGGAAAATCCGATTTTTATAAACATTCACGAAAATATTGTCCATTCGTCTTCGGCAACAAAAATCAAAGATTTTGTTTTAAATTACCTTTACGAACGCGACGAATTGCAAATATGGAATTTCCTTGCATCGTCAACGAAATATTTTAGCGACTTATATTTGTCTTTCCTGGAGTCCATCGAGTTGCAAATGATGACGGACACGAAAGAAAAAGTTTATCTTTATTTTTCAAATGGAGTTGTTGAGGTTACGCAAGGCGGTTCGCGGTTAATGGATTACATCGATTGCTCCGGTTACATTTGGAAAGAACAAATTATCCCGCGCGTTTATATTGAGTCAGAAACGGACGAAAACGATTTCAAAAGTTTTGTTCATAGAATAAGCGCGGACGACTTGAAACGGGTCCAAACAATGGAAACAACGATCGGCTATTTAATGAGTTCGCACAAAGACAAAACGGACCAAAAATGTATAATTTTTAACGACCAGGAAATAAGCGACGGGAATCCGAACGGTGGGTCCGGTAAATCGTTACTTTTAACCGCATTGGGACAATTCAAAAAGTTGGTTTCAATCGATGGAAAATCGTTTGACGCAAACAAAAGCGATTTTGTATATCAACGCGTAAACCTTGACACGCAAATTTTGGCATTCGACGACGTAAAAAGAAAGTTTAATTTCGAAGCCTTATTTAGTTTAATAACGGAAGGAATCACAGTCAACCGGAAAAACAAAGACGAAATTTTTATTCCGTTTGAAAAATCGCCAAAAATTATAATCACGACAAATTATGTTATTGACGGAGCCGGATCAAGTCACGACAGACGAAGACACGAAGTCGAATTGTTCCAATATTTCAACCAATTTCGAACGCCTTTGTCCGAGTTTGGGAAATTATTGTTTGACGCGTGGGAGGGCGACGAATGGCATTGTTTCGACGCGTATATGATCGGATGTTGTCGAATGTTTTTAAAGTTCGGATTAATGAAACCGGAATCAATCAACGCAAACACAAAACGATTAATCCAATCAACATCGAAAGACTTTTTCGACTGGATTCAAGACGATTCTTTGTTGCACGATTGCAATGTTTACACGGGCGAAATTGTTGAGGAATTTAAACGCGAATTTTCAGATTATGCGAAATTATCAAATCAAAAATTTACGTCCTGGGTAAAAACTTATTGCGAATTTAAAGGCTACGAATATAAACAAGTCAAAAATCCGCGTCGAGGTTTCCAGATATTAACAAAAAAACAAGACACAATCAACGGCGAACCGTTGCCATTTTAAAAAAATAAGGTTATGCCGGAAATTATAATCACAGG